AGTTTTTCCGGTACTGGATTCATGCTTCAGCCCTCCTTATGCCCCAAACAGGGTTTCAAGATACGCGGTGTCATATTCGAGAATGAAATCGAGTTCACGCGCCGGTCCGGGCGGTGTCACATAGACGTGGAATTTGACAATCCCGTCCATCAAATCCGTGGTCGGATTCTCGGAACTATTGAATTCTACCCGGCCACCCAAGATAAATTGCCTTGCGGTCAGTCCATTCAGCCAAATATTTGCACTATCCACGACAGTCTCGATCAGCCGCCGATTGACAGGAAAGTCAACTTTTTGCCAGAAAGTTTGGACCAAGGTATTACCGATCCAGTCAAACATCCGACGAATCGGTAGAAAGGCGTCTTTCGGGTCGCTTACTGACGGATAGGCTCCTGTACGATTCCCCCAAGCCTTCCAACCTCCAATGAAGTTCAGCGCGGTAACAATGCCCTGCCCATTCAGGTATGCCGCTTGATCGGGACCTAGTAAAACCACTGATCCATCCGCAAGCACTGCTCCGTTAGACTGCAGAGACTTGTTCGACGGACTGACGTAAGGAACGTCGTCATTGGCCGCGTCAGTTTGGCAAATCAGGCCAGCGAGTTGTGTACTAAGATGGTAAATGTCACTCCCCAGTTTCACTTTTGGCCAGCAAACAACTTGCCTCGGCGAAACATAGTTATTGGTTTCCTTCCATGCGGCCACATCCGTATATTTCTTCACGATCGCCGTCGGAACATCGGTTAGCGCGATGCAGCGGAAATGCTCGTTGATATTCCCCGCCTTGGCTACCATAACCGCTGCGACTTCCGGATCCGTACTCCACCCCGGCGCCAGAATCATGCCAGGAACTAACCGGAACAACGGGAATATCTTGTTGACCAGTTCCAGCCCTTCATAGGCTCCTGTGGTCACGTCCACGCCGCCGACAATATCGTCTGATACAACTGCCGTCGGGTCGAGCTTATTAAAGGTAGCAACCACGGATGCCGTATTTGCGAGAAGCGTGGTGGATGTCGAAACGCGGGTGATGGCAACCTGATTGTCATCATTGAACGCCGCTGTATAGTCGACGCCTTTAACCAGTGGTTGTCCTTCCGCTGTTAGTTTCAAGACCAATGTGCTGAGCATTACTCCATCGTCAGCGATCGTTCCTGCGCCCGGTGTCAGCGTGACAGATTGGTTGGTGACAGCCGTTTTATGGGTAGCCGGATCAAGCACGTTGACCAGCACCACCGGAGCCATGGCAAACAGCGCGAAATGGCTCTTAACAAATTCGCACAGGGTATATTTTTTCCAGTCGTCGTGATAGCCAAACGCCGCAACCGCCTCCGCGTAGGTATAGCAGAGAATCGGCGTATTGACAGCCGCCGGATCCGTCGCCAAATGCATTGGAGCCGTCCCGAATACTACCGGCAACCCGGTTTCAGTATCTACGGGCGGAACGATGGAAGTGGCAACTTCCGAGATATAAACGCCATGTTTATAGGCCATTTTGTTACTTACCTCCCTTCAGGGTAAACTGCAGCACCTCGCTGAATAGAACATTTTCCGCGCTTCCCTTGCTGGAAATGGCTTTTTCCGTCTTTGCCAGATCAGCAATCGGCACGAACAGCGCTTTGACTGCCGGACAATCTGAAAACACCTTTTCAAGATGTTCGGGTAGCCCGCCTTTATAGATGGTGTGCCGTTGCAGAATCCCGCTAGGAATGTTCGGCCCACAGTAAATCAAACGTTGCGGATTTTCGCTATTCGTTACTACCGCTTTATCCTTCGCCATAGTCTACCTCCTCGATTGGACGGGGCACCGTCCAGTTTGTTGTAATAACAGCCAACCATTCGGGATAAGGCTGTTCATCAGGAACCTCCCAAGAAAACGGATACTCAATACGAAACCGTTTGTCTATCACGCGCTTTTTGAACAGCGCCTGCCGGATCCGCTCGATAATGTTCTGTAGGTCGCCGCTTCCCTGGGAAATATCCTCGGCATAAACTCCCAAGATGATTTTCACCATCACTTTGCCTCGTTCATTTGTGTCCTCTCCGCTTGAAAGACGTATGATCGTGAACGGAAAATCCGCCGTGTCGGTTGTCCCTTTGAGAGGTAAGTAACCAGGCACCACCTGCGGCGCTTTCGTCACTTGCTTATTGGTGTCTAGCAAATACGAACCGACGACACCTTTTAGAAATTCGCACAGCGCATCTTGCAGCATTAACGGTGTCATTTACTTCGCCCCCTTGGCCAGCAGCCGGCCGATTTCATGTTCAAGGCGCAGGACAATCTGTTCCTGCGCCCGTGCTTCGATATGCTTTGACACGCTTTCGGATCCTAACATTTGCGGAACTGAAGGACCGAAGTTTTGTTCAACAGGGAAACGTGACGTTCCAACCCGATGAAACACACCCACGTGGCCGCTGCCCATTTTGGCAACGAACGCATGCTTTATCGTACCGCCAGCTCCTTTTTTTACCCGAACGACGATCGATGTTTTCCGACGCGGATCTGGAGCCGATGGTCGAATTTGAAACTTACTGAGCGGCAACACGCCGCCCGTTGAAGTAACCACTGCAGACAAATCTCCCGCGCTAGCCTTACGAATCCGAATTGTGCTGGCAATATCCCTGTTTTTTGCCGTGTATTCTTCTCGCACCTTTTTTGATGCCGCTGTTTTGGAACTATCCGCCGCCCGATTTATCGCCCGCATGACCGCTTGCCGAACCCCGCCTGGAATGTTTTGTAGTAGTTCCTGCGCTCGCAGCAGATCCTCAGCATGAACCGTGATCATGATTCGTTCGCCTCCAGTGTGATTTCCAGAATCCCATCCGATTCACCGCACGAATCCACCATCATCAAACGCCCGTCAATCCGAAGTCGCTGCCCTTTGACAGGGCGCTTGGAGAAATCAGCCGCTTTCACAAACAGTACGATCTCCCCGCGATATACCCCATCAAAGTTTTCGCGTTTGTCTTGGCTCCGCTGCTTCAGGATATCCTCGTCAATAATCGCCATAATTTGCTTTCCATCGATATCATGGAGCTCGGCAAACTCATCGATATTGAAAAACACCGCCGAAAGATCAGCGGCAATCACATCCTTAAGACTCATAATCTAGCCCAATAACTTTATAACCGCGGTTATTCCCGTTTGGGCCTTCGGTACCAACACCCACCCTGCAGGAACGTTGTCGGTAGCTGTTTTGGTAAGCACATCCGCCGTCGCATCCCAATAAACTGCATCCCCCACTACGAATGCGACTGTACTCGCGGCAGGCACGTCACAAAACGCGCCTTCAACAACCACTCCACCAGTTGCTCCCGGAGGAATATCAACTGCCGCAAAGCCAACCCGACTCACCAAAGGGACAACTTCACCAGCGACGATCATCTCAGTGCCGCCATTGGAGTAATCAATGATTTTACCGTCTTGAAAGTATTGTCCTTGTCTTTTCATGCCCTTAACCTCCATTCATTTTTGTACTTATTTGCCTGGGTTTTTGTACAATCCACGATAATCCAACGCTTTGACGCCAAACTCGCTACGAACCTTATAAGTAATGCCATCAACTTCGAAGCCGGGCTGCGTCTCAATATAAGGCGCATCAACGCCATTCAGGAACCCAACCTCAATCGTATCAATGAAGCCTGGCGCCGTCGCGAAATAGTATGCATCCGGATCTACCGCATCAAGTTGTGCGTCAGCAACAACAGTCAACAAGTCCTGAAACACGTTAACAGTCGCATTGCTGGCCCCAATATCCACCGTCGATTTCACTAGCTGCAGAGCATCAAACTTCAAGCCCACTGGGCCAATCCAAAACGCAGGAGTAATATTAAGCGGAACTGCATCTTTTTTCTGCAGTCCTTTTTGCTTTGCCATGGCCGTAAAAGCTGCCTTAAACGCTTCTTTACTCGGCGCACTTTTCACTGCTGTTTCAATATTCGCGTGGGCAGCCCCAAACAACGGATTGCCATCCGCCATGTTTTGGGCTTTGCTCAGTATGGAATACACAGCAAAGTTAATGGTGATTCGGGCGGCAGCGCCAAACTTTGTAGGAATATCGGTCAGCGCCTGCAGATCGTCGTTGATGATATCCTCCCGGGTCAAGCTAAACAATTCGCCATACTTTTCAAGCTGGATATACTCTCCCGCATCCGACATGGCAACGTATTTGTATTCTCCACCCTTTCCTACCTTCCTAAGTAGCGGAGCCTCACTAACCTGCGCTCGCAATGCGGGCTTGTAGTCGTTCAAATTGCCGCGTTTTGTCCATTGCTGATATGTCGTCGGCGCTAATTGGTAAGCGTTCATGAGTGATTTATTTGCCACATTGGCAAGAATATGCGGGAAATCAGAAGAGCCTATAACGGTCCGCACCAAATCCTTGCGGTCATATCCGCGAAACTCCTTACCGTTCCGCCGTTGATAGCATTCGCGCGCCAAGTCAATCATTGTCATGCCTCGAAGACTCTCAAATCCAGCAGCTGGCTTTTCAATATTCAGTCCAGCGCGAAACGACATCGCATCTCCTGCCGCCGCCCGGAATTTATCGGACTCATCAGCCCCCACATCAACGGAAGGGGTACCAATCGGAGCATTGTGTTTTATCATGCGTTGCAGGATGTCTTTTCGGACATCTTCGACGCTCGTGTTGGCTCGGATAAACTCGTCCGGTGTCACTTCCAGCTGCGGAAAGCTTCGGCAGATCGCGTTGATCTCCAGTGTGCGTTGGGTTTCCTGCGTTCTAATTTCCTCGGGGGTTTGAGCGTTGTTTTCATCCATGGGTGTTTCACTCCTTTGTTCATTTTCGTTTTGGGATTCCGTGGTATCGGGCGAGACCGAGTCAGGTGTCGGCGCATCTCGGGGCTGGAACAAAGACCTGACGCTTTCGTCATTTTTCAGTACGTCAGCCACCATCCCAGCGATATCAGTTCCCGAAGCACTATCCTCCGATCGTCCAATTCCGACGCTTGGATCAGCGGCCAAGGGTTCCAAACTAACCTCCATCACCTCCCAATCCGTTGCGATTTCGCAGGGCCCGAGGAATCCACGCATTTCACTTCCCGGCTCAACCACGGTATATTTATTGGTGATATACCCCATGGAAACGCCACGCAACGAGCCGTTGTCGACTTTGGACTTGATGATTTGTGCATTCTCGTCTGCATCAAACTTGACCTTGACCCGGCAGGTTCGCGCCGTCAGATCTTGCCATGCGTCCAAAATCGGCCCCAGAGGTACAAGTCCATAATTTTGATCGCGACCATGGGCAAACAAAAAAGAGCCGACCGTTTTCAGTCGCTCTAATTTGGGTTCGCCTAGATCATGCCCCAGCACCTCGGTCCCCCACCAGCGGGTTACCGGCGCTTCGCTGGAAAAGCTGAACTCGTAAACGCCTTCTTCCCCTTCGACCTTGCGCATTTCCATTAGATCCAGGAACCGGTACTGCTTACTTCCCTGTTCCTGCTGCTTGCGTTTTTCCCGTTGCTCCGTTAACTTTGCCATCGGTTTCATCTCCCCCTATCCCCTTTGATTGCAGATATTTCATTTCTCGTGCCCTTTGATCAGCGACCTCCTTCCAATCCTTGCCTTGCTCCGCGCACTTCTCTTCCAGCGTGGACAGGTTCGCGGCCACTTCCCATCCGCTGGCTTTGACATCTTTTAATGGATCAACCCATGTCCATCCTGGTGGGATCCAGACATGCTCAAGATACAAGTCAGTTTCCTGCCAAAAATCCTTGATTTTCACTTCACCGGATAGTACTGCGCTAATCAGAAATTCAGCGTAGATTTCCATACAAAAATGCTCGACAAGATATTCCTGAATCGGTTCAAATGTTCGTCTATCTTCCAGTAGACCCTGCCTGGCGCTGGAATATGATACCTTGGATACGTCGCGGCTAATCATCTCGTAGCTAATTCCCTGCCCAGCACCTATTAGTCGTTGTTGTTGCTCTACGAAATCCTTTGTATTGGTGGGAATATTGCCGGGATTCGCTATCTCTATTTCCTCACCGGGCTGTAAATATTCAATGATTCCCGGAGATATTTCATCCAGTCGTTTTTGGTTTTCGGAAGGCATTTTATTAAGCCGAC